TTCCAGCACTGGATGGAATACATGGTCGCCCGGAGGGCGCAGGACCTGAAGGCGCGAAACATCAAGACGCCGCTGACGCAGGCAGACATAGACACCGCGCTGGCGCGCGACAGTGGCGACTTCCAGCTTGCAGCGGCGGAGTGGAAGAAGTTCAACGACGCCAACCTGGACTTCCTCGAGCAGACCGGTCGGATCAACGCCGCGCAGAAACGTGCGATGCAGGACGATGACTTCTACGTTCCGTTCTACCGCTCGGATCAGCGGGTTGATGGAACCAGCCCGGATCTGGTTCTTGATGCCTATCGCGGATCCACGAGCGGATCGGGTGGGCTTCTTTCGCGTGACCCAGGGATCATGAAGATCAAGGGCGGCGACAAGATGCGGATCGAGAACCTCGCCTCGAACATGATCCGAAACAGCCAGGCGATGATCGCGGCTGGCATGCGAAACCGTGCGGCAAATCAGACCTTCGACCTGATGAAGGAGGGAGGCCTTGCGAATGTGGTGGCGTGGTCGGAAAAGAAGCCGAACCCGAACGCTGTCAGGATGTGGAGAAATGGCAAGGAGAGCTGGGTCGTCCCGCAGACTGCCGAGGCGTATCCGTTGATGCTGGCCCTCGCCAGCCTGACGCCGGTTCAGCGAGGGGCAATCCACGGGCTGTTCAAGGACGTAGCATCCGCGTTCCGGCAGTCGATTACGCTCAGCGTTCCCTTCATGGTGCGCAACGCCTATCGTGGGATGGTGTCTACTGGCCTTCTTACCGGCGGCGCGAACCTCACGCTGACCAACAACACAGCGTTCGGGTTCATGGGGGCGCTACTCAACAGTTCTGCGACGCAAGCGTTCAAGGCTCAGTCCGGGATGGGGGACTACCGGTTTGGCAACGCGGACATTGGCTTCGGCAAGGATGACGTGCTGATCGAATTCGGCGTGGCGCAAAAGACGGCGGGATACAAGCTGCGACAGGCTGTGAACGCAATGGAGAAGGTCGGCACGGCTTCGGAGCTTGCTGACCGGGTTGCTGCGTTCAATACGATGAAGAAGAACGGTGTCCGCTCGGATGAGGCGGCCTACCAGGCGCTGACGATCATGAACTACAATCGGAAGGGGGCATCTCAGACGCTCCGCGCCGTCCTGCCCCTGATGCCGTTCCTGAATGCTCGCTTGCAGGGGTACACCAGGCTCTCGGAGGGAGCAGTCTCGAAGAACGGTCAGGTGGCGAGCCGCAAGAAGGCACTTGCCAAACTGGTGATGAATGGCGCTGTCCTGAGCATTGCCTCCATGGCTATGTGGGGCTGGAACATGGGCGACGACGAGCGTCGTGAGTTGTACGAGGCCGAGCCCCTGCACAAGCGGCTGAACCATCACATCCTGAAGATTGGAGAGACCACCTACTACTTGCCGAAGGCATTCGAGCTGGGCTTCCTGTTCTCGAGCATCCCGGAGCTGTTCGCTGACAATATGGCGGCGGATATCGGAGCGCTCGTCGGGACGAAGGCCAGGAGCACTGAGGACCTTGGCGAGGGCATCCTGAAGATGATCATGGACACGGTAACGTTCAATCTCATCCCGGCGGCGGCGCAGCCGGTGATCGAGATGATGACGGACAAGAACCTCTTCACCGGCCGCCCGATCGAGTCACGCCGTGAGGCGAAGATGCTGCCTGAAGACCGGACCACCGGAGCGTCCCCGCTCGCGGTGGCTATCGGCCAGGAAACTGGCCTTTCCAGCGCCACCGGGCTGAGCCCGGCGATGATTGAGCACGCGCTGCAGGGCTATGGTGGGATTTACTGGTCGTTTGCCAGCACGTCAGTGATGATGGCGGCTCAGGATCTGGGCATTGTGCCGAAGGCCCCCAGGGGTGTGTTCGGTGATGTGCCATTCCTGACGCCGATTGCCGAGGCGATGCTGGGGTCGTTTGCGAAGAAAACCGACCAGCTGAACTGGCGCTTCATGAATGACTTCTACGAAAACATGAAAAAGGTCAGTCAGGTTTACAACTCGGCGAAGGCGGCTGCTGATGCCGGGAAGATTGAACGTGCTCGTGAGATCCTCAACGGGCGCGAGGCAACAGAAGACCTGCACAAGGATCTGAACACAGCTGCTTCGGAGATTGGAGAGATAAACGCAGCCCTCCGCTTCGTAACGCAGGACAAGACCCTCTCGCGAGCGCAAATGGCGAACAAGATAGAGAGGCTCAAAGCTGTGAGGAACCGCGCGACAAGAAAGATGACCAGGGTTGTCGATGCGGTTGAGAAGACCCAGGAGCGGGGCTGGTAAGGCCCTCCGATGAATATCCGGGTAAACCTTACCGAGATCAAGTCGATCAGGCGGGAAATGGAGCGGATCAAGGCCGCTCGATATGATCCCCTACGCATGGTGGACCGGGTTCCGGAGCCAGAGGAATTTGCGTGGGCCTGCCTGAACAGCTACCTCGACAAGTGGCAGACGCAATACATGTTCGAGGCGCGGGCCCGGAACCGCGTTGCCATTGCCGCGTGTCGTCAGTCTGGCAAGTCCACCGTGACCGGCCTGTTCGTGGCGTGGTGCCTCCTGTTCATTCCGGGCTTCCAGTGCCTTGTTGCCTCCCGCTCACTGCGGCAGGCAAGTCACTACCTGAACACGGTGCGCGCGGCGATCCTCGCGGTGATCCCACGGGATGCCATGGTGCAGCTGAACCGGCTGAGCATGGAGCTGCCGAACGGTAGTCAGATCATCTCGATCCCCTGTGCGCAGCCGGATGCAGGTCGTGGGTTCTCGCCCCACCTGGTCATTCTGGATGAGGCAGCGTTCGCTCCGGAAGAACTGTTCCGGGCCATCACGCCGTCACTGTCGGCCACACGTGGTGCGTTGCATATGCTTTCGTCGCCCAACGGTCGGCAGGGATACTTCTTCGAGGCGTTCGAGGGGGAGGCGATGGATGTGTTCTGGGCGCAGCGTGTTCCGTACACCGATTGCCCCCGGATCGACGAGGACACGATCGCGATGGAGAAGGTCTCGCTGGGCGAGCTTTATTTCCGGCAGGAGTACGGGGCAGAATTCATCACGCCACAAGGGGCGTTCTTCGGGCACACGGCTGTGCTAAACATGCAGGAGTACGAAGAGCCGCCGCTGGATGGCCTGGAGCTGGCTGACATGGACTTGCTGCTGGAGAAGATCCTTCCGGTTCCGGAGCCGAATGCCGACGACCTCCGGGTGGCGTTCGACAGGACAGATCGCGTGAACAGGATCCTTTATGACTGATCGAGAAAAAAAGACGCCGCTGCTTGCGCGAGCGGCGTCCCCTGCGAGCCTTTCTCCGGTAGGGACAGGGAGGGACTGTAACCGGGGGAAGCCCGCAGTAACTCATCCAATGGGGGTCCGACAAAAAGGGTGCCGACGCATCGGGGGCGATACGCCGGCGTGGAACCGGTCAGCGTTCTGGGGGTGGGTTGAACTGCCGGTTCCCATGGAGGTCCGACAAAACCATGGGTAAGGACTTTCATCCATTCAATACGACCGCTGACTGGGCCAAGCGAGGCTTCCACATGCGGACGCCGCCCCTGATCCTGGCGTCCTTCGATAGCTCAGGCGAGGGAGACGACCGGGACGCGCTGGTGATGTTGGCGCGCGAGGAGCACCAGCGTGGAGAGCCGTGGGACCCTGATTTCGCAGTCCTGACCAAGTTCCGGCAGCTGATGTCCTACCGCATCCCCCGGCACCTGGAGTTTCCAGACAAGCTGGCGATGCTTTTGAACTTGCACCGGCAGCTCGTCGGCTGGCGGAACATGAGGCGCTCTGCGGATCATGTGTTCTGCGTCGAGACGAATGGCGTCGGCTACGCGATGGCCTCGTCGCTGCGCGACAAGACAGGCATCGGGGTCGCTGCCTACACAACGGTCGCAAATTTGTCCGAGGACCGGTATCGTGAGAAGAAGTTGTCGATGCCGCGGCTTGCAGCCCTGGACCATCTTCGCGTTCTGTTCGAGACGCACTGTTACAAGGTGGCCCCGGATGCGCCGGGCAGAAAAGACTTCGAGGGCGAGGTGGGGTCGTTCGTTTGGGCGGCGCCGGGCAGGCCGGAAGCCATCGCAGGCCAGCACGATGACCTGATCATGGCCGCGTGCGGGGCAGCGTGGATCGGGGCCAAGGTCATTCCGCCGCTGCTGAGGCAGCAGAAGTTCAACGGGAAGAAGGTGCACTGAGATGGACGGCAGCTTTACCACAAAGATCGACCCCGAAAGCGGCGACCTGCTGTATGAGCACGAGAAGCCGAAGGCAGCAGCGCCGAAGGCGAAGAGCGCCAATCTCGCCGAGGATATCTCCGAGAGCGATCTGGCCCGTCTTTCGGACATGATCACGGAAAGCCTGACGTTCGACGAAGGCACGAACGAGGACGCAGACCAGGTGCTTGTCGATGCCCACGAGATGTTGGGCATGGGGCCGGAGGGGACGCCGGATATCGATGACTTCGAGGGGGCGGACACTTCAGACCACCCGCTACTCCTGACGGCGCTGCTGCGCTTCCAGGCGAAGGCCGTGGCTGTGATGCACCCGAGCGCCGACAAGGCGGTGAACATCGAGCACATTCAGGACGTGGAGGAGATCAAGGACCCGAAGGAGCGGGCGGCGGTCGAGGAGGAGCAGAACATCCGGGCACGGAAGGTCGAGGAGTTCTACACGGAGTATCTCTTCGAGCGCTTGCCCTCCTACCGGGAGGACACTGATCAGATCCTGAAAGAGATGGGGCTGATGGGCTGCGGCCTGCGCAAGATTGTGGTCGACAGCACGCGCAAGCAGACGCCGGTGATGCCGCAGTACACGCGGCGCGGAGAGATCACGATCTCTTACAACACGAAGAATTTCCGGGAAGGGCGGTACACCCACCGGATCGACATGGCGACCTCCGATCTGATCAGACGCATCCAGTCCGGAAAGTACCGCCCGATCAGGATGCACGACGGGCAGGCGCCGGAGGCGTCGGCGGTGATCACGGCGCAAGACAAGGTCTATGGGATGAAGCCTGCAAGCCTGCAGGACACAGACACCCACCGGATCTACGAGGTCTACACGCACTTGATCCTGGAGGATGACCCTCACCCCCTTGGGCTGGCTCGTCCGTACATCGTGACGATCCACGCGCAGTCTCGCGAGGTCCTGTCGGTTCAGCGGAACTGGTCCAAGTCCGATCCTGACGAGACCGCAATCGAGCACTTCGTTGCCTACCTCTATCATCCGGGCGCATCCGCCATCTCGGGCGTCGGCCTGGGCCACATCCTGACCAACATCACGCGCGCACTCCGTCGCGCGCAGCGGCGTGGGCTGGAAGCGGCTTACCTCCAGAACCACCCATCGGGGTTCAAGCTGTCGAACCTGACGATCCGTAATGGCGACGGGAAGGTCCGCAACGGCGAGCTTGTTGACGTGGACAGCCCGGTCCAGGACATTCGCTCTGCGATCATGATGCAGATGTTTGAGGGGCCATCTCAGGGGCTTTTGGCCCTTGCAGAGAAGATGGAGGCAAACGGCCGGGAACTTGGCGGCATTGCGTCGATCGACTTTGCCCAGCTGATGAAGGCCGGGGTCGCCGCCGGTCCTGCCATGGCGGCGTTCGAGGAAGCGACGGAGTTCCAGACCTCTGTCCACAGTCGTCTTTTCAACGCGCACTTGCGCGAGCTGCACCTCGTCCATGAGCGGCTGAAGGCGACGGTTGGGTCCGAGCCGATCATCTACGCCCAGGGGACGAAGGCGATCACGCGAGAAGACCTGCAGGCTGTTCGCATTCTCCCGATGATGAAGCCCGGTCAGGCGTCAAAGCAGAAGGCGATCATGGAGGCGCAGGCCGTTCTGGACCTCGCCAAGGAAAGCCCAGACGTAGTCAACAAGCGCAAGGCGTCGGAGAACTACATTCGCGCGCTCGGGTCCCCCGATGCTGACAGTCTGATCATCCCTGATCCGATGGAAGAAGAGGTCAAGCCTGCCGATCCTGTTACGGAATACACGATGGTCCTGGCCGGAACGCCGATCAAGGCCGGGCTGATGCAGAACCATCAGGCGCACATTGACGCCCACGCGGCGCAGATGAAGATCCTCGCTCAGAGCCAGATGCTCATTCCGCAGGGCGATGCGGTCATGGCTACCCTGTCAGCGCACATCGCTGAGCACATGGGGATGCAGATGGTCGCCGAGGTGGCAGCGATGGCTGGCGTGCCGGTCGAGCAGATGGGTCCGGACATGCCTCCGGAGGTGGAGGCCCAGATCGCACCGCTTCTGGCCGAGGCCATCATTGAGCTGGAGGCGCAGCGCAATCCTCCTGAAGAAGTTGGCGCCGGAGAGGACAAGGCTCAGGTCGAGATGATGAAGCAGACCGGAGCCGCCCAGAGGGATGAAATGAAGCTCCGCCATGATCGTGAGATGGCCGACCTGAAGCACGCTCAGGCCATCGAACTTCAGCGTGAGAAGGACGAGGCAGCATTGATCCTTCAGAGGCAGAAGGACGATGCAGCGCTTGTGCGCGAGGAGGAGGACAACACGACCGCGCTCCTCATCGCCAAGACGAAAGACGCCGCGGCGAGAGCGAAGGCGTCGGCTGGTGCCAGCGCTGGTGCGGGCGCGCAGGCAGGCAATAAAGGATGAGTGGCGGGATACTAAATCCGCCGGAGACTTCGGCTGCATGCCTGAGAATGATCGGGGCCGTTCGTCAAGAGCAGGAAGCTGTGGAAAGTGTGCTTTCGACGACCATCCTTGACCGGGAGACCTATTTGCAGAGAATGGGGGAGGTGCTCATCTTAAGGAAGCTCCGCGAGAACCTCGAGCGGATTTACAGGGAGACGTTTGAAGTATGACAGGGAAACTACTGATGCCGATGCGCACGCAGCACGGTATCGCCGAGGACAAGCTGAATGCGACGGCTGGATCGATCACCGACACCGCCGTCCACCGGATGACGAGTGATGACTTCGTCACGGCCGAAGAGGTCGGAGATCAGCTTGTCCGGCTGAAGGACTACCTTGCGAGCAAACGCGAGGAAGAGCCCAGCTATCTTCTACCCACACCCTCGGGCTGGAAGCTGATGGTACTG